TCATAGTGCTTTAAGTATATTAGCGAACTTTTCAGCAGTTTCTTTCTTTTTCTCTTTAGCAAGATGACTGTACAAATTCATTGTGGTCGAATAGTCTGCATGTCCTAATCTCATTTGAATTTCTTTAGGATTTACATCATTGTTCATTAGTAGGCTTGCGTGAGTGTGACGGAAACCATGAAAACCTATGTTAGGAACTTTTGCTTTTTTAAAGTGACGAACTAAGTGCTGTCTTTCGAGTTCGTAAGTTCTCATTTTTTGATGATATGAGAAAACTAGAGAATCATGCAAAGATATAGCACCGTAATTTTGGTATTTTCTCCACTCTTTCAACATTGAAATTGTCTCGCTATCTACAGAAACTAAACGATTGCTTTCTTTTGTTTTTGCACTGTCTTGTATCTCATTGCTGTATTGTATGAGTGTCTTAGATACACTAACAGTATTATTGACAAAATCAATATCAGACCATGATAAGGCTAAAGCCTCACAGATACGCAAACCAGTAGCAAGTAAAAGCTTGTATAGAGTAGCGCTCTTTTTATTTGTTGTGGTTGACTGTAACGAGTCAAGGTAAGCCAAGAAACGTTTAAGTTCATCATTATTAAAATACTTTATTTTTTTGACTGTTCTTGTCTTGAGTTTTGGGGAAAATACTTTTATAGCTGGATTGTCTGAGATAACACCTAATTGCATACCATAATCAAGAATGCGTTTGATGATATTGAGTAACAGCTTATAATCTTTGCTTTTTCCCTTTTCACGATTACCGTTAACTATTTCAGCAGTATTGGCATTTCTAGCCCAGTCATTAACAATATTTTGCAATAGTATAGTTGTAATTTTCTCAACTTTATAGTTTCCGATCGCTGGCAAAATATAATTTTTTAAAAAATTACTATTGATTCTGATAGTATTTGCTTTTACTGTCAATTTATAAGAATCGAACCAACTAGCGGCTAAGGCATTAAAATTGTCAAATGAAACTTTTTCTCTTGCAACAGTAGAGCCATTTTTGATAAACTTATTCATAGCTTGGTGAGCTTTGTTCTCGCACGTTTTACGGTTCTTGGCTGTAACCGTAGTGCGCACTTGCTTACCTGTTAGGCTATCTACACCAAGATAGACATTCACTTTATAGACGGTTGTACCGTCTTTTTTTTTGACTTCTTTAATATTCATTTTTTCTCCTGTTCTATTGTCGGGCAAGACATGATTAAGGAGAAAACGATAGTATTAAAGTTTTATTTATTCAAATTCCATATCATCGATACTGTCAGTAAAGTTTTCTAAAAACTCATACTCATTCATAAATTGTATCCAGTAAGTAACTTGTTCCTCGTGATTATGGAAGCGAGGCTTACCTTCTGCATTTTTAATTCCTTATGCCACACTTGTGAAAGCACCACTTATATTCATATCCCACATTTTGTTAGCTTCTTTTTCAATGCGAGAATTAGGCCATTTTGCAGATGATTGTCTGCTGACGTTTTTGTCTAATAAATATACTGTAGCTTTTTCCAAAAACTTACCTTGGGCACGAGTGTTTTCTTCAACATATTTTCTAAATTCTGTGTAATCCATTTTTCACCCCTTACTATAAACAGTGGCTATGTAGTTGAGGTTGACCGATTATTTCATCAAACACCTCAACAACCAATCCATAATGACGTTTTTCTAACTCAAAATGTTCAATAAATTTATCATAATCAATAACATCCGGTTCCCAATCGAACTGAGCAAGCCATTCATCGGCTCTATGTTCAATCATATAGCGGTCGGCTTCTCTTTCCTGCCTTCTGTCCCAACCAGAAGAACGACAATCAAGATGTCTATGTCCAAAGGAAACGTGCCCTATTTCGTGAAGTAATATATTCTGAGTTACCTTTTCACTATTGAATATATCAATAAAAATATAAGTTGTTCCTCGAATATTAAACTTCATTCCATCTTTAAGGTGAGGGTAATCTGAAGGATTATAATATTTTATTTTTAGTGCGAGTTCTGAAAGCAACTCTTTTATAACTGACATATATTTTACCCCCTGCCATGGTCTTCTTCCCACGCTTCACGGAGCAAATGTTTATAAAGTTCTTTTTCTCTATCTGTTAGAGGCACACCATCAAAAGCTACAGCTTCGTCGACGGCTTCTTGAAGCTCTTCGTCAGTAAGCGGAGAATTTATATCAAAAAGAGGAGTAACTTTTGGTTTTGGTTTAACAGCTCTTTTAGACTTTTCTTGCTCTTCCAATTGAGAAGAAGCAGTATCAAGTACTATTTTTTGTCTTGATTCTTCAAGTTGCATAGATATATCAGTTATTCGTTGGATAACATCCGGCAATTCTCCAGGTTCTTCCCAATCTTCAGAATGTCTAGGGTCAATATCCTCTCTAAGAACACCGAAGAAATCAGCTATTTTTTGAAGATTACCAGGATTAGGTAGGGATTTACCATTTATATATTCGCTAATTGAGCTTTGAGATATACCTGTATTCTTTTGTAAGTCAACTGCTTTCTTATTTTTTATATCTAAATATTTTTTTATATTAGAAGAAACTATTGTTCGCATTGCTTCATCTTGCGGAGTTAATTTCCCACGTCCCATATGCTACTGTCCTCTTTCGTTAATTTATAAACATTATATCGGAATAAAACGAAATAATCAATAAAAAACACATAAAAATATCGGTTTTTTCCGTTTTTATAGTTGACATTGCTTTAAACCGATGTTATAATTAACTCATAAAGTCAAACAAGCGAACAAACAAAACAGTTGCGAAGCTTCTGTGAATGTAGTTACACGTTGTATTCAACTCAGCGTAAGTAGCAAGTTTGGAAAATAAAAAGCCCCAGAGGGGCAGGAGGTTATTAAATGGAGAGTAAAATAAAGTCAAAATCAGAGATTTTCAAAAAATATTTAAAAAATCCTCATATGGTTGAAACTATTGCAGTGATTCACACTATCGAATTAGACTTTAATGTTGCTAAAAAGGAGGATATTGAGATCCATAAATATTGGAATCCTGACACTGGAATCTTAATTTTTGAAAAGCAAATCATTCTTTAGAAGTATTTTCTATAAGCTTCTGCGGAGCTAGTGCTTTCATAGCTTCTATGGCTGGGAATTCTGCTTTTATGTCAGGGTTTTGTGCGCTTGCAGGGGCAAAAGTTGCTCCTTGTTCAAGAAGAGGAACAATAAGTTCGACTGCTTTGGATAGTTTATTCAGGTCTTCGGAATCTATTTCTTTATTCTCGTTTGTGAGAGCATTTTCCAAAGTTTGCCTAACTTGATACTTATATATGCCTTCCAAACCTTTATAAAGTTTGTTTTTTTCAGAAACTTCATCATCCATTGACTTGAGAGATAACTTTTGCATTTGTAATCCTCTGTATTGTGATACTAATGAAAATGCCGTTTTAACAATAAATCCAATGAATCCCACAGTTGCTGATCCAGCTACACAAACTTCTAACCACAAACTCCCAGAATCAAAATTTTGAATATTAATTTCGCTACGATAATTTTCTATTCCGGAAATTATTGATAAAGCTTTCGTTAATTCCGTAGTGGCATAACTAACACTTTGAAATTGCGTATATTCAGGAAGTCCTATGGTGATTGAATTTTCTGTCTGCTCAGGAAGTGATAAATCAATAGATGTTTTGATAGCATAAGCTTTGGCAGCTATAGTATTGATAAGAGTTGACACTTGTGAAAGAAGTGAAGCCTGAATAGTTATATTTCCTATCGGAGCAATAGAAAACCCTATTTTTTGAAGAGAATTTATTTCAATATCAAAAGCACCAATAATTGAAATATTGCGAATTGCTTTTGTTAAAGTTAGTGAATTAGTAACTGTATAAACAGTATTATTCCCATTCGCTTGTACTTCTAAGGTGATATTATTGAAGTTATCATCAATAATTATTTGTTGCTCTCTAAATCTCATAGGGTGTTCTCCGTTTTCTTTCAATTATATCATTTCTTGGCGGGGATATAAATTAGAGAAATGGTATTACTAAAATACATACACAGAAAGGAGCCAGTATGGCAGAGAAAACACCACCAAAAATTACATTAAAAGCAGCACGAGTAAACGCTGGATTAACAGCTAAAGAAGTTGGAGAAATAGTCGGAAAAAACTATCAAACCATTCTGAAATATGAGCAAGACAGTTCTAATATCCCCCTAGATTTTGGAAAAGAATTGTCAAAAATTTATGACTATCCCTTTAATTATATTTTTTTAGGGAAAAACATCGGTTTAAAACGAACTGGACAGAATATTGCTAGTTAGAAAGGCAAAATATGAACGAATTACAAAATTTTACAAATGGGTTCTTCAATCTTGACGTTAAAGTCGAGGGAGAAGAAATTCTATTTAGTGCAGAACAAGTTGCGAAATCTTTAGGTTTCATAACAAAAACTAACGGAACCGAATATGTTAGATGGAACAGAGTTAACGAGTTTTTGCCACAAGTGGCAAAAGTTGAAAAAGGCTCATTTATCAGTGAACCTATGGTTTACAAACTTGCATTCAAAGCAAACAATGCTGTATCTGAAAAATTCACAGATTGGCTGGCTGTTGAAGTCCTTCCGACGATCCGCAAGCACGGAGCTTATATGACGGATGCAAAAGCTCAAGATGTTATCTCTGGTAATGGTTTGGCTGATTTGCTACTCCAAGCAGGAAATCAGATTAAGCAACTTGAACTTGAAAAAAGCCAAATGAAACCAAAAGCGTTATTTGCTGATAGTGTTTCAGCTTCCGAAAACACGATTCTCATTCGAGATTTAGCTAAAATCCTGAAACAAAATGGAATTGATATCGGAGAGAAACGATTATTTACTTGGCTTAGAGATAACGGATACCTCGTTAAAAAAATTGGTAGCGATTATAACTCACCAACTCAACGTTCGATGAATTTAGGTATTTTAGAGTTTACCGAAAACACTCACGTTCATAATAGTGGGAGGATCACCGTAACCAAAACGCCCAAAGTAACAGGCAAAGGTCAAATCTATTTTGTAAACAAATTTTTACAAGATTTAGCTAGTTAGAAAGGAAAAATATATGGGAGAACGATATGATCCAATGGCTGCGTATCTAGCCAATGGCGTCCTGGAAGAGTTTCGTAAGATGACGAATGAATGGCTGAAATTCCAAAAGGAGCTGTTCAAATATGAAAGCAAGACTGGAGAAATCAGATAGGCTGATTTGTTAAAAGAATTCCATATGTCATCAGATACGCTGAAAAAGTGGAGAAAGAACGGATTACCTTCAATAAATCGAGGTGGTTCAGTTTTCTATCTCTTGGAAGATTTACACGATTTTTATTACTAAAATGTCGGGCAAGACATGGTTAAGGAGAAAACGATGAAGAAACAACTAAGTCAATCAAGCTGGAGAACAGTAGCGCAGAAACGTGAGCGAGATTCTATTGAATTAATTCGTGAAATTCGAGGGCTGAGAATCGAAAAAGCTCAAGGAAAGGTGTATGAGGAAGATTCAGAACGGATGCATAGATTCGATAACTTTAAGTCACCTTTTGCATGGAAATAAAAAAGCCCGCACGGGAATGCGGACTAAGACGTGATGTGTCTTTATATATTTTTATACCTAGATTATATCACGTTTCAACAAAAATAAGAAACGGAGAATTTTAAAATGGCAACCGAAATATCAAAATATTTGAAGCAAGATAATATTATGCAACAACTTTCAGAAACTCTTGGAAGAAATTCAGCTCCATTAGTAACGAGCGCATTGACGGCAATTGCAAATAATTATCAACTAAAGGATGCTACACCAGTAAGTGTACTTACAGCTCTTATGAAAGCAGCAGCATTAAATTTAACAGTTGACCCTAATCTTGGTTTTGCCTACTTAGTCCCTTATAAAAGAAACTTCAAAGAAAATGGCCAATGGGTAAATGTTACAGAAGCACAATTACAAATTGGATATAAAGGACTTGTGCAATTAGCTTTACGAAGCGGACAAATTAAGTCAGTTAATACTGGAACGATTTATGAATCTGAATTTAAGGGCTATAACAAGATAACTGGAGAATTCACAATTGATGAAACGATTATTCCAGATGAAGACAAAGATGAAGTGGCAGGCTACTTTGCCTATGTGCAACTTGTAAATGGTGGAGAAGTTAAGCAATTTTCAAGAAAAAAACAAATTGAACATTTTGCAAAAAAATATAGTAAAGCTTATAGCTATGACCTTGATAATAATAAAAAAACAAGCCCGTGGTCCACAGAATTTAATGCTATGGCAGAAAAAACTGTTCTTAAACAAGTTCTTAAATTTGTCCCAATGTCACTAGAAATGCAAGAAGCAGTATCAGTTGATGAAAATGATATGAAATGGGCGAAAAGGGTTGATGAAGAGACAGGACTCGAAATACCTGACCAACAGCAGATTGAAAACTTTGATAAAGATGATTATGCTGCGAGAAAGATGGAAGAATTAAAAGCTCAAAGTCAAAAGAAACAGCCAAAAGAAGTAACAGCGGAGGATTTCTAAAATGAGTGAAGTTATTGAAAACGAAGAAGTAAAAGATATTCAAATTGATTTTAAGCCAGCTGTTATAAATATTCTTGAAGAAGAAAAATTCAAAGAATCTATTAGTCGAGTCGTTGCAGAATATACTGGTCACGTTCCAAGCGTAGAAAATTTAACGGTTGATAAAAAAACTCGGGCGAGCTTGAATAAACTAATTACTAAGATTGAAACAAGACGTAAAGAGATTAAAAAAACAATTAATGTCCCTTACGCAGAGTTTGAAGGTTGGTACAAAAAAGCGATTGCTCCAATGGAAAAAGTCATTGAAACGATTGATGCAGGAATCAAAAAAATTGAAACTGAGCAAAAAGAAGCAAGAAAAAAAGTTGTTCATGAATTGTTGGTTGAACTGACAACAGACACAGAAGTAGATTCACGAATCTTTGAAAACTTTGTTGATGACTGGGCCAAAGCATCAAACTTTAATGACACTAAACCTAAAAAGCAGCTTATTGACTCTATTACTTATGTTATTGATGGCGAAAAGCAAAAGATTGCTGAATACAAATCTGCGAAACAAAGTATTTCAGACTTTTGTTTTGGAAATAATGTCAGTGATACACCCTATATTCGGATGCTTGATAGTGGAAAATCTGTCAGCGAAGTAATGTCAGCAATTTCCGAGGATGTTCTTTTTGAGAAACAGCGTAAAGAAGCTGAGGAAAAGCGAAAAGAAGCAGAAAAACAAAGACAAGCCGAACTCGAAAAGCAAAAGCAAGAATATGAAACAAGAAAGCTTGAAGCGTCGTTTAATAGCGCTGCTTCAGTATCAACTGAAATCATTCAGAGTGAACCAGAAAAAACAAAATCTAGTCCTGATGAAGAAATAGCTGAAGTTTCTGGAGCTGAAATCGTTCAAAAGTATAGAGCGGTAATTGAAATTTGTTTTTCAAGTCTTGAAGAAAAAAATAAATGGAAGCAAGTTATGGTTGATAATGGTTTTGGAGATTTTAAAGCAACAGAGTTTGGGAAAATCTAAACTATGAGCAATAATTCCGCAGTCCTCAATAATCCTAAGCGGATAGATAGAACTAAAGCATATAGTTCAACTTTAAGCAAGACTACCTTGGGCGGTGGTTTCGTATTTAGTCAGCCTGAGCAAGCTTTCAACTGCTCCCGCTTTTGCGGTAGGAGGTCAAGATGGTCTATGACGAATACATGATAAAACGAATCATGGAGAAATATGATTGTGATTACGATACAGCAGTAGAGCTGTTTAACGATATTGATTGAAATAAAAAATGACGGAAAGGAGGGAAAATGAGTAAAAGAATCATTGAAACAAGTTTTTGGACTGATGAAAAAGTCATTGATAATTATTCTCCCGAAGATAAATATTTCATGCTTTATTTGCTGACAAATCCGAAAACAACTGCAATAGGAATATATCCATTGCCGATTAAAATAATTGCATTTGACATTGGATACTCAAAAGAGAGTGTTCTGACACTAATTGAAAGATTTGATAAAACTTACAAAAATATTGTGTATGATGCAAAAACTCAAGAAATCGCCGTATTGAATTCTTTAAAATATACTATCTCAAAAGGTGGAAAGCCTGTTGAAGATATGATTAACAGGGAATTAAATGCAGTAAAAAATTCTGATTTAATTGAGAGCGTTTATAAAAATATGTTGGATTGGTGGTCTATTTCGGATAGAAAGTTTGACGAACTTATTAAAAGTTCATTTGAAAAAGAAATTTCTAAAAGAAAAGAAGCAAAAGAAAAGAATGCTAATACTAATGTTAATGCTGATGCTAATGCTAATGCTAATACCGATTCGGTGGACGATTCGTACCACGATTCGTTAAAACCGCATAACAGCAACAACTACGACACTTTTAATTTTTCGAACGAATCGTATAGCGAATCGCCTAACGAATCGTCAAATGAGAAAACTGATTTTCAATACTTAATTGCACTTTATCAAGAAAACTTTGGAATAGTAAAACCAATTCTTTATGATGACTTGAAAGCTGATTTAAGAGATTATGGTCTTGAGTTAATCATTGAAGCTGTCAAACGAGCGGTAAAAAGACAACGTGAGTATGCCTATGCACAAGGCATTCTAAAATCTTGGAGTCGTTCAGGAATAAAAACACTTGAGCAGGCAAAAGCTGAGGAAGTGAGCTTTCAAAACAAATCTCAAAACAATCAGAATAAATTTCAGCAGCAAAAGCCAGTCAAAAAAGCTCCTGAATGGACTGATGAGGGCAGATTAATAAAAGCTGGTGTCGATACAACTGGAATGACTCAAAACGAAATGTACAAACTAGTTGGAGAAATGGGGTTGCGTAATGGATGACCTCAGAAAGTATTATCTTGAACTTGCTAGCAGAGTCTGTGAGGGAATCACTCCAGACCATTACGACAGATGGCTTAAATGGGCTAAAGAAAATGGATTACTGATAAGCCCTTGGATGTTCATTTCATCGATAACTAGTTTGAGTGTCGCAGAAGTATCAAAACGCATCTCTCCTTGGCACATGGAACACGGAAAACGTGTTGAGGATGAGTACGAAAAAATAAAAATCGTTTAAAAAAATGTCAATATATGAAATTTGAATTTAACTTTCTCAGAAAAGAAATGATAAATGAGAATGATAACAAAGGGACAACTTATGGTTCAAGAATTGCTGCCAATAACACTAAACAGCGTTTGAGACGGATTGCATGTCGAACAGCTCATGAATGGCTAGACCAGTCAGACGAAGTATTTGAGCAATTCCATGAGAAGCACCGTTGCGATGTGTTCGTAGTAATTTATCCACCTAAACGCTTTAAATATGATCCACCAAATTATGAACCAACTTCTAAGGCATTAATTGATGGACTGACAGATGCTGGGATTTGGAATGATGATAATTACAAAGTTATTCGTAGAACAAGTTTTGAGCATGGCGGACTTTCTGGGGATACAAAGATGTGGAAAGTCGAGTTAGTAGTAAAAGAGCTGACGGAATAGCATTTAATTCATGAAAATTACGGTTACATTGAGCGCTTAAATCATTTCATGGATAATTTTATCACGAACAATCTAAAAGCGCTTAGAAGCTAAAATATGAGGTGTTAAATATGGGATATTACGACACAAGAAATGAAGCTGGGCGAATCAGCAAACTTGCTAGTCAAAATATATCGAGTGAGCAAACTAAAAAAGAATTTGAATTAGATAGCCAAAGCAAGTTTAACCAGGAAATGCAAGCTGAGTTTCACGAAAGAATTAGAAAATTAGGAGGAAAAAATGGTAGTAAAAGTCTTTGATGCTTATATTGAAGGCGAAAAAAAAACAACTGGAACAATTGACGAGATAGCCGATTACTTTGATATTTCCCGCCAATCTATCTCATTATGGATAAAGAATGGGAAAGACCCTAAAAAAGCTAACCCTAAATATAAGCACGCTATTTTAAATAAAGAAAAAACTAAAGAGCTTATGGAACAAAAGAAAAAAAGAAGGGCGCAAACTTCCAGCTTCTGTTTATGATTATTATGACAAAGGGGAATTCATAATGACAGGAACCGTTCGAGAAATTTCGCAGGCTTTGGATATTGATAAAAGAAATATATATTTTTATGTCCAAGCAGGTAAAAATAGTTTTGAATACAAAAAAAATAGAAGATATGCTCTTATAAACTATAACGAAACTAGAAAAAGATTTCCATTGCTTTCGATCTCATCAGAAGAAGAACTTATTGAAACAAAAGAAAAAGAACGCAGAAAGCACGAAACAAAAGAAGAACGTAGATTGCGAAGAAATATCAGAGCACAAATGGCAATCGAAAACTCAAGAAAAGACGACAGTGTCTTTAAATAAAGGAAAAACAATGAATAAAAAATTAATCACAACAGCAGTAGTCGCAGCAGGAATCTTTGGTTCAGCAACTTTTGGAGCTTATGCAGCTAATGCGTGGGCAGGACATCAAAATATGGTCGCTGTGCAACAGAACATCTCTATCTTGAAACAACGTTTGCTAGACCGAAACGAACAGCTTAAACAGGCTAATAATAGCTCACAGCAATATTCAGACCAGCTGAATCAATTGAGCAACCAAATCAACCAGTTGAAAGACCAAATCAATCAAGATAACTCAAACTTGCAAAATCAAGCTGCTGGATATCAAAATCAACTGAACGCACTCAATCAGCAAAAATCCGATGTTACCAATCAGTTGAATCAAGCGAACCAAGATAAGGCAAGTATGGCGCAACAGATTAGTGATTTGAACTCAAAGCTATCTGCCGCTCAACAAAAGACTGACGAGCTGTCTCAAGCTGTTACTGATGCACAACAGACTAAAGATTTATCAGACGATGCTGTCAACGCTACGAAGTGAGGTAAAAAATGACATACCAAATTAAAACAATTTTTCCAAAAGAAGAAACTGCAGAAAATAACAAATTAACTGAACGCACTACCAATGAATTTATTGTTGATATGAATAGTGATGAAGTTAAAACATACTATAATTCACTTCTTGTACGGGGTTACTCAGTCGGAGTGAAATTTATTCCTCCAGAATTAAGTGAAGATGGTAAAGAACAAGACCCATTTGCCATTGCTAGACGTTTAGAACTTGCGGGAATTCCTTATAAAGCCACTTTGAAATTAAACGCAAAAGGCGATTATGAATCAATGATTAAGATTGCAAAGCTTATTGAGCAGCAAGACTATGATTATGATATTTCGGCTAAATTGATGATTAGAGAAAATTCGTCAGTTGATTTTGAAAGATTTGAATCTTGGTTTGATAAAGATTACACCAAATATACGATTCTACCAAAAGCAAGTAGCCAAGATATTATGGATTTGAAAACTCTCTATGATGCACTTGTTGAAGAACATCAAAAAGTATCGATCAATATCAAAGCGAAAGTCAAAAAAGATGATGATGACGTATTTGCTACTCAATTAGTTTCTTATCCAGATGATACTTTAATTGAGTTTAAACTGACAGATGCTGATATTTACGGTGAATAAGGAGCGAAAAATGACAGTTGAAAGTTTACTAAAAGTGATTGAAGAAGGAATGACAGTTATTTTAAAAACTGAGAAAAATCGAATCATAGTCCAATTTGAATGTGGTAATGATATTGAAGCTTTCAGTTGCGGTTTCCTTTACAGAAAAATAAAAATTGTCAAAATAAAAAATGGTAGCGAACTAATCGCAATCTTGGAGGACACGAAAAATGACTAAAACATTTGAAAAAGATTTAAATGAGAAATTAAATTCAGAGAAAGTACCACTGTATATCACTCAAAAAGGATGTTCGCTTATGAGAAAAACATTTATCGAAACGAATTGGCTTTTTGCAAATTATGGCAACTATCAATCAGACGAAGAGTTTCAGGAGTTATTGGATAAATATAGTAATCTCAATGATAACTATGAAAAAGAAGTAATCAGAAGTTCTAAACTAGAATCGCAAATCATTGATTTAAAATCCCAACTCCAACAGCAAGCCTGCCAGTCGTGCCTGAGTGTGTGGCGAAAACTGTAGAGCTTCTTAAGAAGAATCCTGAAACTCCATGGTCAAAACTATGTGAAGCTTTAGGCGAAGAAGGCGTTACTTGGTTAAATGAATTCCAGCATAATGATGAAAGATTTGGATTTGGTGGATTAAACAGTAAACTAATTGTCCTTTTCCATTTAGCAATCAATGGCTACACAGTCGAAAAACCGCAGCTGTTCTATTTGAAGAATAAGCTGACAAACAGCTATTTATGCCAGTATCCGAGTGACAAATCCTTTTATCATATTGTTGTTGACGATGATGGAGTTAGTAAATTAGTAACTAAGTTCACCCAGCAAGAAATCGACAGCATGCAAACTGGGAGCTATGAACAGATAAAAGTGGAGGAAGAAAAATGAACGATAAAAAATATTATGTGAAATTAAAAAATACATATAAGCATGATGAGAGACTACTATCCCTTAATAAAGTAAGTGGGAAAATTGATTTTGTAGATTGGAGGAACTCAGGGGCTTGGTGGAAAGGGACTAAATCAGAACTGGCTGAAATCATGGATGGTGCTTTGTATAAAGGGCATGAACCGAATATGGATTGCGTAAATTTAGGCTGCCAAGAATGGATTAACCCGCTCATTGAGCTTGTGCCTGTGGAGGACGGAGAATGAAATGTGATGAATGTAATTTAGATATGAAGTGGTTTGATGACTTCCCAGATGCTTGCGGATGTTTCGGTACTTTTTATTATAAATGCCCTCAATGTGGGGCAGTAAAAACAAAAAATTATTGAGGTGGTTAAATGATTGAAACAGCAAAAGAGCGCATCGAAAACGAAATAAAATCAGTTGAAAAACGGCTTCATAGGGGAAGAAATGACGGAAAAACATACAATACTGGAGTTAAAGAAGGGTTGATGATTGCTCGTGCTCATGTTATCGATTCTGTCACCACTGACAAACTTTCGGTTGAAAAACTACAAGAACACTTGTTGCCTTATAAAAAAGAAATGGTTCAAAAAATCATAGATGAAAAAATGCAGTTGGTGACAGCGGATGAATTCTTAAAACTTCACAAAGAGTCTTTAACTGCTATCAGAGAAAACGACAAACTCCAAGAACAGCTTAACACTATAAAAGCGGCGCTAATAGTAATCAGAGCAGACATTGAAGAACATAACCAAATTTATGATTTGAGCGTAGATACTGCATTACTTTTAGAAGGAATTGACGGGATAGCATTTAATGCACTCGCAGCGATTGGAGGGGATGATGAATAAATTAGAAATTGAAGAATTGAAACGATTTACAAAACGTAGAGCAGCTTTTGGCGGTGACTTATCGGTAAAAAACGTCCATAATGTTCCTAACTTTTTTCCAGAAATGTATAAAAGAATGTTTCACACTGAATCATTGAGGGAAGATTTATTTTGTACAAATTCTCCAAAATATAGTGATGCTGATGAGTCTGTGGTAGAAGAATATGAAAATTGGTTGAGAAATTGAAGGGAGCGGCGATGAGTGAATTATACAAAGCAATGAAAAGAATTGAAGATTATCAATCAACTAAACCATTGTATAAACAAATTGCTGAAATTAAAGGAATTGCTAGCACTGCACGATATGGATATGATATTCAACCCCAGCTCACGATTCCTAAAAGCATTGCGGATATTATCGATGGTTATTGTAAGCATAACTTCACAGCTGATAGGTTGATTATGATGGCTTACAGAGATTACCAAGAATTTAATGATTGGATTATAAAAGACTGGGTTAAAAATGACAACATTGCCAGAGCCTACCTCGCAGGCAAAGCCCTCGGAGTTGATTTAGTGAAAGTGGGGGATGATGACCGACAAACTAATATCGCTGGTCAATGACTGGTGGGGAGGGATTGAATGAAAAAAGAATTAGGATATACACAGTACAAATTTAATTATATTACTGATTATGCAAAACAAATTGATAAATCAGCAACACGCATGGAATTTATCTGGCAAAATAGAGATTCATTTAAAGACAATGTTGATGTTGAGGTAGCTCTTGAGAATGCTCTCAAAAATATTGAGCGTCAGATTGAAGAATTTAAAGGTTATCTGAAACCCTTTGATAAGGAGGACAACCAATGAAACTTTTGTGTAAGCTGTTCGGGCATAAGCGGTCGAAATGGAGTGTATATTTATTTGGCGCTCATGAAGAACGCTCTTGTCGCCGTTGCTACATCAGAGATAAACGAATTCCGCGCTCAGACCTTGACGAGTCAGAGAACGTTTTTAGCCATAATAAATGGCTTGATGAACACATGGATTGAGGTGGAGAATGGACATAAAAAAATTGAGAAACGCAATCGGATTGACATTGCTTGCAATTATTGTTGGTCTGTTGCTAAGCATTTCTCCTAAATGGTTGGAAATATCTTATGTAATAGTGTTTGCCGTAATATTTTTTTACAAAATTGATTGAGGTGGAGATGAAAAAATTTAGATTAGCAAGTAGCTCGTTTGTCGGCCAAGATGGGGAACTTCGTTCAAGACAACAGTTTGTTAAAGCTAATAGTTACGCTGATGTTATTGAATATATTGAAAGCAATGCAGGTTGGATTACAGACACCAACGGAGCTTTCAAAGTTGCCTATATCGAGGAGGTTGTGGAATGATTCTGATTATAAATATGATATCGTTCATAATTTCGTTACTATCAATCACCATAAACATTTGCATTATTTTAAATAGGAGAAGATAAAAAAGACTTATTGAACGCAAAAAAAGCCCAAATCAAAGATAAGGGCTTCGGGGGATTAACAAAAATTAACGTGAGGATGTGTCCATGCAAGATAAACAAGGTCTAACCTGGAGTGATGGATATATTTCTTTAACATATTCCATGGCATCAAGGTCATTTTCAAATTGTTTATTAATAAGATACGAATCAGTGACTGTCGGACGATTGGGGCAAGCACCTTTGTGTACTTCATGATAACCGCTAAAGTCGCCAGTTTTATTTACAACATAACTCATGATTAAATCCTCCTTCAAATAGTTATATTGTATTATTTTAAAACTTTTATTAGTCTAGCACAAGGAATATGACTTGAATAAAGGAGATAATAAAAAGCCCAAGCAGACCAAGCTTGAGCGATTGTTGTAAAAATTATTAGTTAATATTAAATGGTCACATTTATTATACCACTGAATAATTGACAACTATAAAATTTGATTTATTAAAAAATCTTTAACTATAACAAAAAAAGCCCGAACTGACCAGGCTCGAGTTATATGTTCTAGGTTTAAATTTTATTCTTAAAATTTAGGTCTACTACATTATACCATAATAAAAATAAGTTATAACAAAAAAGCTCGAGTTGACCAGGTTCGAGCGAAATTGTGAATTCTAACTTATTATAATGTTTTTTAATATTTTTGGTCAGTTATATTATATCACATCAATAAGTAAGAGGTTATGGGATAAATGCAAAAAAAAGCCCGAACTGACCAGGTTCGAGCAAAATACTGAACAATATTGCGAAGTTTATTTTTGGTCTTAAATATTATAGCATACAGAACAATAATTTATACCAAAATAAAAAAGCCCGAACTGACCAGGCTCGAGTGCAAGAGTTAGTAAACAACTTAGTTCTATTATTATAATATTTTTGGTCAGCTATATTATATCACATACTGAGCTAGGAACTCGATAAACTCAACTGGAGGAAAAATGGACGAAGATGGATGCATCGGAGGATGCTTAATTCCAATTATATTAATCATGTTTATTATCTGGTTTGGTAGATATGCATTGCATTGGTGGTAAACAAAAAAGCCCACTGCAATGGGCTTCGGCATGATTGTATCTAATACTATTATACCATAACAGGAGTTAGAATATGACACAAGAATTGACGAAAGCACAATGGCATGATGTTCGAATGACCTTAAGAATTATCATTCGCAATAAGAAGAATGCCAAGCAATCTCAGCTTATCAATGAAGCATTAGATAATATTAAAGACGAAGATGATCGTAAGATATTCAAGCATTATTACATTGATGGTTGGGGAATCATTAAGATTACAATGAATATGTATTACTCAAAGACTGCAGTTATTGCTAGGAATAATAAAGCAACGCAACAGTTTGCTGAGAAATATGACGGTGGTCATTTACTTAAGATGTTTCATGAATAATATAAAGAACGCTACTTTTTCGTAGCGTTTTTATTTTACGATTGAATCATGATAGATGTAAGTACACCAAAGGCAAGGCACAGGTTCTATTGTTCGGGCGCTTGGAGACGTATGAGAGAACAGATACTCAAGCGTGATAACAATGAATGTCAATGGTGCAAAGCAGAAGGCAGGGTGACAACGGCTAAGACTGCGACACTAGAGATAGATCATATCAAGGAACTTGAGTATCATCCAGAGCTTGCACTAGAACCTATTAACCTACGTACCTTATGTCACGACTGCCACAACAAGAGGCATGATAGACACAGATACAAGCAGTTTGATGATGAAACTTTTGAATTCTGATTTTATTGTTCGGAAATTACAAAAAAATAATTAAAATATACCCCCGGGTCTAAAATAATTGGGTCTATTTCCAAATTTACCACAGACCGGTTGGGGTCTTTTAACCAAAAATAAAGCTATTTTTTAAGAAAGGAGCTGAAAATGGTAAATAACCAATTGAAGAAAGTCTTAGATGATAAAAAATTGAGTTTTTCAGATTTGAAAAAGTTGCTTGAAACAAAAGAAATAAAAATAAATAACAGCCAGCTTTCTTTATACTCTAGGGGAAAGAGGAATCCTAAAAATAAAAAAATGTGGATAGATATCGCTGAAGTTTTGCAAGTTGATTTACAAGAAATAATCACTGATATAAATTATTATTTGTCAATCATGAATGAAATATCTGAAAACAGTACTGAAAAAAAAGACAAAACTGAAAACGAAAAAACTAATGACTCACTTTTTCAAGAATTGCTCTCTCTTGTTGATAAAAATTCGCCATCTGAATTAGAAAAAGTGTACCGATACTGCAGCTTAGTTTCTAATTTTGAAAATTTAAGCAAAGCAATTGATAAGGCAGGAGTAATGATTCTGGTTTCTTCTGGTGAAAATGAGATATAAAAACCACACCCTGCAATTGCAGAAAAAGTAAAAGTAAATGCTGCCTTAATTAAGTTAGATGAATTTTTTGAAGAAAAACGAACATCAAAACCTAAAAATAGTAGCGAAAAAGATTGGAGTAAATTTACGAAGTGATCGATTACGTTCAAAATTACATTGACGGTTATTATGCGGGAATGGTCAAATTCAACTATGAACGAAAATTACTTGTTGATTATATTAAACGTGAGGTAGTGCCTCGTCTCGAATCAGGCGAGGTATTTTTTGACGTTGAACAAATCGAGAATTGCATTGGATATACAGAGAAATATTTCTTTGAATTGGAAGATTTCCAAAAATTCATTATCAGTTTTGTTTTCTTATATTTTTCAGAAAATCATCGGAATGTCTATCGAAAAATATTAATCATGATTGCCAGGGGGAATGGTAAAAATGGATTACTTTCTGCAATAGGAAGTTATCTAACAACCCCTATGCATGGAATCGCTAACTATAATATTTCAATCGTGGCTAACAGTGAGGACCAAGCTAAAACAAGTTTTGATGAAGTCCACGATACAATTGAGAACCATGAAGAATTAGAAGAATTATTTGGTAAGCCGCGTAAATCTGAAATCAAGAACTTACAAACAAAATCGCTCTTTAAATTCAGAACATCAAATGGAAATACTAAGGATGGGCTTCGAGATGGTGCGGTTATCTTTGACGAAATCCACCAATATGAAAGCAATAAAGATGTAAAAGTACATATTTCAGGGCTGGGAAAACGACCTAATCCTCGTGAATTTTATATAGGAACTGATGGTTATGTGCGTGATGGCTTCATTGACCAGATGAAAGATATGGCGCTCAAAGTTCTTAAAGGCGAAGCAAAATGGAATGCTATGTTTCCATTTATTTGCAAATTGGATAAAGCAGAACAGGTTGATGACCCAAACCTTTGGGAATTATCAAATCCTATGTTTTCACTTCCAATGACAGAGTATGCGCAAGGACTTTTTGAGACAGTTCTTGAGGAATATGAGGACTTAGAATTAAATCCTAGTGGACGAGATGAATTCATGACTAAGCGCCAAAATTTCCCAGTGACTGACATTGAAAGAAGTGTGGCAACTTATGAAGAATTAAAAGCAACCAAAAAAGAATTTCCAGAATTAAGAAATATACCTGCGGTTGGAGGATTTGACTTTGCTTCTACTCGTGACTTTATTGCAGTTGGTGCTTTATTTAAGGTTGATGGGGATTATGTTTTCAAATCTCATTCGTTTGTTCGTAAAGAATTTGTCGATAGAATATATAGCTATTCAAAGCCAAATGAAAATGTTAATGGTAAACGACGATTTGCCCCGATTAGGCAATGGGAAGACGAGGGATTTCTCACAGTATTAGATGAACCGTCAATGGATGCACAGCACGTTGTAGATTGGTTCGTTCGTATGCGTGATGAAGAAGGCTATGAATTCCAAACTATTTGTGGAGACGGCTATAAAATGAGGGAGTATTTGCAACCTAAATTTGAAGAAGCGGGATTCGAAGTCTCTTGGAATGGTAAATTTGAAGAACCGCTTGGTTATCGTGTGGAAGTTATCCGCAACTTTAGGGCTATTGATGCGCAATTATCAACGGTAATTGAGGACAGTTTTGCTAATCAAAAAATTAATTTTGGGGATAATGATATGATGCGGTGGTACACAAATAACGTACTTAGACATTTGAAAAAAGATGGGAATGTGGAATATATCAAAAAAGAAGATGTTAGACGAAAGACAGATGGATTTAAAGCTTTTGAAGCAGCAATGTTTAAGGCTGATTTACTAAATGAAGTTGATTCTACAGATTTTTATGATAATTTGGGGTGGTTTATGGGATGAAACGCTACTTTTTGAGAGTAAAAATATTAGATAATTTACTTATGAAGTTATCAGCGAAAGCAAACAAATAACAATTAGTTCAGTTGGATATACTTCATAATTAGTGGCTATTTTACATAGCGAGACGTTGCTGGACGATAAAACCAGTATAGGTGCAATTCCTTAAATGTTGAGAGGGAATAGTTAAATGCGTGCGTGCAGCCAATTAATAACTAAGTGTCTTTACAACAAACAAGGACTTAATAGCACTAAAGGTAAACGGCTTAGTTAATTTGTTGTCTATCTCGTCATAGACTTTGCTGACTAACCCATAGGACTTTCTAGGAGTCAAGGGCTTACAGCGTAGCAAGCACGGTACGGAAACGTAGGCGTTCAGGGTTCGACTCCCTGACTTGCTATATCCAACATTGTTTGGGGCTGATAATACTAGTACAGTTTCCGAATAATATTAATAAGTGAGTGCGGTTGGAGCTGACAGCAAGGAACAGAAACGACTTCGCTAATAGAAGTTATAGAGTTCGAGCCTCTATCTTGCTATTCGAGTGCATTGCTTAATACCGATGCATGTAAAAATGTAGTGTGGCGAATGAAGTCCATTAAATGCAGAGAGGGATGCAGCTATTATATTTTATTACAGGTTGTCCAATGGGCAGCCTTTTATTTATAAAAACGCTACTTTTTCGCCCTACTTTTCCATTAAACTTGAATTAAAAGTACGGAAAGGAGAAAATGTGGGACTATTTTCAGACATTTGGTCATCTGTAAAAGATAAATTAAGCACAACAGATTTAACTGGGTATGACGCATTATTTAATGCACAAGTCACGCTTGGTATTAAGAATGCTGCTTTAGAATCTTGTGTTTCTTACTTAGCAAGGATTGTTTCTAAAGGTAAATTTGTATTTAAGAACGAAAGCTCAATTACAGATTCTAAATTTGATTATGCTTTAAATATGAGACCAAACCCTAACCAAACAGCTAGTGAATTCAAAATTTCAATGATAAAAAAGCTGTTAAATGGTGAGCTATTAGTCATACAGGATGGTGATCAGTTCTATATTGCTGATAATTTTGTAACAAACTATTCGCTTGATGGGAATACGTATACAGGAGTGACAGTTAATTTCTCTAGTAGCAAAGTTTCTAATGTTCCTAATTCTGGACCATACGCTCAAAAATATTTTAATAGAACTTTTATTCAAGGAGTGGATTGTTTTCACTTAGATAATGACAATATTGGTATAAAAAAATATGTTGATAGTCTATGGGATGATTATGGGAAATTATTCGGAATCTTAATTGCAAATCAGCTCCGTGTAGGACAAGTTAGAGCAAAAATCAGTATCCCAGTCAACAGCAAGCTTGAAGATGATGAGAGAAAAAAATTGCAGCAGCAGTATGCAACAACCTTATACGAAAAAATGATGAATGATCCAGTGGTATTTATTCCTGCCGACGATAAATCAAAATCTTCGTATGATGAAATTTCTTCTAGCAAGTCCGCAACACTTCAAAATCAGATTACTGACTTTTGGTCTTTAAAAAAAGTTTTTATTGGAGAAGTAGCAGGGTTGCTTGGAATTCCTCCGGCACTAGTGCTTGGAGAAACTGCTAATAATTCTGAAAACTTGGATTTGGCGATTGAATCCGCAGTGATTCCATTGGGCAATAAATTATCAGAAGGATTTGCAAGTATTTTAATTAAAAAATCAGGATATTCAGTTGGTAATACCCTACAAATGACTGAATTTAAAACAATTAACATCCTTGACCGTGCAGATGCAATTGATAAAGCAGGGTCTAGTGGTGTTATAAAAGTCAATGAAGTTCGCGAGGCTGCCAATTTACCACCAACAGAAGATGGTGACAGATTTATTATGACTAAAAATTATGAAGAGAAAGGAAAAAATAGTGAAGACACTTAAGTTTAATGGGACTATAATTCCTGATGCGCTTGGTCCAGTATATGACTTTATTAAACGTAGCAATGTTACTCCTAAAACTATGACAGATTTTTTAGAAAATGCAAAAGGAGAAGATGTTCTTCTTTCTATGAGTTCAGGTGGCGGAGAAATTACTGCTGCAAGCGATATGTATACTGCGTTAAAAAAATATCCAGGTAAAGTAAACGTTGAAATAACTGGAAATAGTGCCAGTGCAGCTACAATCGTCATGCTTGGCGCAGATCATGTGGCAATTTCTCCAAGTGCATCAGTAATGATACACAATGTGCAGTCAGGTGCACAAGGTGATTATCACGATTTGGGTAATGGAGCTGGCGCTTCAAAAAATCTTAGTGAAGGTTTTGCTGAAATGTATGCTCAAAAAATGAATAAGAGCATTGACGAAGTAAAAGAGTTAATGGATGCGACAACATGGTATAACGCCAAGCAAGCTAAAGAAGCAGGATTGGTTGATGAAATCATGTTCGAATCCGCACCAATGATGGTTGCTAGTGACGATTTACTACTTTCTGATGAGGCTGTCTCTAAAATAAACGCTCTTATGCAGAATGACAAAGAACCAACAATGAATATTGAAATCAATCCTGAGCAAATGGAATCAATCAAAAATATAATTGATGAAAAAATATCTGAAGTAAAAGCAGAATTTGAAGCTGATAACTCGGCAGAAAAGCCACTTAAAAATCAAAAATTTAAACCACTTTTCCTAGGAGGGATTAAATAATGGACTACACAAAATTACCTAATTACACAGCAGCTGTTGGAAAATATACAGATGCAGTTGCTAACGGAGCCGATGAAAAAGAACAACAAAAATTATTTGCACATACTATGGAAGTTATGGGCACTGAAATTGTTGAAAAACTTGCTGATCAAACAAACGAAAAAATTAACTCTCTAATGTCATCTCGTTCTGCTGAAGTAATGTCAGCAGAAGAAACAAAATTCTTTAATGAAATTACTTCTGGTGTTGGAAATGTAGAAAAAACCTTGCCTCTTGAAATTATCAATCAAGTTTTTGACGAATTGACTTATGCCCATCCTTTACTTGATATTATCAAATTCCAAGATATGGGGCTTCGCACTAAAGCGATTATCTCTGATGGTATCTATAATGGTGGAACAGCAGTATGGGGGACATTTGCTGGTGATATCCAAGGTAAGTTGAACCAAAACTTCGGAGAACATGATTTTTCTCAAAATAAACTTACTGCATATACTGTTATCCCTAAAGATGCTCTTGACTATAGTTATGATTGGTTGAAAACCTTTATCATCTTACAATTGTCAGAATCTATTGCAGTTGCTCTCGAAACAGCTTTAGTACTTGGAGATGGGAATAACAAACCTGTTGGTTTGATTAAAGATGCTACAGTTGTAAATGGAACTACTACATATGGGGATAAAACAGTATCAGCCGACCTTTCTCAACTTTCTACCCTAGACGGTTCTAAAGAAGTTTCTAAACAGGCTGCAAAAATTCTTGCTCCAGTTATGAAAAAATTATCAATTAGCGAAAAAGGCATTCCTCTCAATATTGCTGGACAAGCAAAAATCTTGGTTAATCCTCAAGATTATTACAATTTCACTGCGATGTTCTTATATTTGAATGCAAATGGAGCATGGGTTGATATCTTACCTTTCAATATTGCTGTGGTTCAATCAATGGCAGTTCCTGTTGGTAAAGGGATTGTATTTGTCGCAAATCGATACAATGCTTATCGCGGAAAAATGACAATGCAAGAATTTGACCAAACGTTTGCTCTTGAAGATCTTCAACTTTATACTACCAAATCATTCTATTGGGGCAAACCAAAAGATAATAATGCTTCAGCACTTGTTACAATTGCGGCCGTACCTGCTGGGTAAGGAGTAGACAATGAAATTAAAAGTAAAAGCTGTCTTTGATGATTTAAAGGAAAATGTTAGACGTGAAGTTGATGAAGTTTTTGAGGCTTCCGTAGCAAGATTCAAGGAGCTTGAAAAAAAGCTCCCTGGTTTTGTTGAAAAAGTGGAGGAAAAAGAAGATAAATAATAGGAGTTAAATATGAGTACTGCAGAAACTTGGGCCAATGATAACCTTAATTCATTCAAACAAAGAATGAGAATCAGTACTAATGATTCTGACGAACTTGCTAACTTAACAGATATGCTCATAGCCTCTTATACCTCAATTCTTAGATTAGTTGGAGTGCCTGATGCAAGTGATCCAGAAGTTAAGGAATTAATTTTTGAGCGTTCACGTTATACATACAATGATGCGCTAGATGAATTCAAAGAGAATTATAAGCAAAATATCCGTGATGTATTTTTGGCCAATCAATCTTCTGTTGATGAGGTAATAACATGATTAAATCGCAAAAATTACTTAAATCATCTAATCGTACCAATAACGGAACAATGCGAACGCAAGTTACATTTCAAGGAGTAGGACTTGATACGTCATTTGACGGGAGAGGTGGTGATCCTATTGCTCTTTTTAAAACCTACGCAGATGTATATTCCCCTAGTAATAAAGATTTAATGATATTGGGAAATCAAAACGTTAAGAATGGTGCGACGCTTAAAATTCGTGACCCAATGACTGGTTATCAACCTAAAAACGATGACAAAGTGATTATTGATGATTCGAGATATGCAAATAAAGTATGGAATATCATCGATATTCAGCCAGATTTTCATGATCGTACTTTCTTAAAAATAATACTTGGAGGTACAAATCTTAATGAGTAGTTCAATGACAATCAAAGGATTTGAAGAAATTGAAGCAAAATTGAGAGAAAAGTTTAGTGAAACTCGTGTGAAGAAGATAGAAAGTGATGCACTTAAAGCAGCTGCGGATGAAGCTGTAGTTGATTTAAAGAGTACCCTTTCTCAATTTGCAAATTCTGGTGATACAGTAGCTGGTGTTGTTCGAGGAAATGTTTCTAGAACATCAGGATTCCCCGTCATAAAGATAGGTAACAACGGTAAGCATTGGAGACTTGTCCATCTTGAAAATAATGGTTTTGTCAGAAATGGTAAATCATATCGTTATAAAAGTTTTGGTGCTTTACAAAGATTTTCAAATGCTCAAGGACAAAAATTTGTTAAGACAGCGCAAGCTAATTTGAAGGAGTTGCTAAAATGAATGATATGCTAAGTGAACTTATGCAAGCTTTAGCTAATGACTCTGATATTCTAGCAATTCAAAGAACAGGTGGGCTTAAAAGTTATTCAAGATATGAAAATTTATCTGAAAGCTCAACAAGTATAACAATTACTCCGACTGGTCCACCAGAACAAACAGCTATGAGTAGCAATGATTCACTAGCTAAACATTTTGTCTATCAGGTCAGCATAGAGGCAATTGACCGATTAACAGTAAAAAAATTACAAAATACAGTTGAAAATATTCTAAAAACAAAAGGATTCTTTCAGATGAATGGCGGACTAGATGAATATTTTAGCGATACAAAAAGATATGTGGATGCTCGGTTTTATGAAGGCAATAGCAATCTTTACGAAAATTATTGAAAATAAGGAGAATAAATAATGTCAGTACCTATTGGTTTTAAACGTTTAACAATTCGTATTAAAGACGGAAGCGATCCCGTTCTTAATACAAATAAATTTGTAATTGAAGGAAAAAAAGATAATGGTGGGATGGTTTCCGCTAAAGTCTCAGGATTAGCAGTTGATGCTGTAAAATCTTACTCTTCAAATAAAGTGTATGCTATTTCTGGAAAAGGGGTAGGTGATGGTAAGGTTGACTTTGACATCATGGACTTCCCTGAAAAAGTTAAAAACGCAGTACTTGGAATCGTAGCCTCTACTAATGGCGTATATAAAGCTACTGCAGACCGTACTTCTCCATACTGCTCGATTCTATTGGAAGATGTAACGCCTCAAGGTCATCCATATTTAATGGCATTTGTAGACGGAATGTTCTCTTCTGATGGTCTTGAGTTTAATACAGTACAAGGTAAACAAAGTGAACTTCCATCAGAAGCTATTAGCTTTGCTATTGGTTCTGATGACAACGGATTGTACTACTCTACCTTTGTAGGAGCTGGAACTTCTACTGATGCAGCTGGTATTGCAGAAATTGAAGCTGATGCTTTAATGGTAGCAGCACCTGCAGGAGGTGCGTAATAAATGACTAAGTTGTCAATTACTCTTCGTGATAAAGACGGTGAGTTTACTGTTACTCAAGAACATGTTAGCGGTCAAAAGCTTCTTGATTATTGGGATATGGCAGTTGAAATTGAAAAAAACGTTGATAAGATGTCTATTTCAGACGTTTATAAAAAACGGATTAATTTCATCGCTGGTTTATTCGATAGTTCAAAGGTAACAGAAAAATCAATTTTGGCAAGTGTACCTGCTTGGGGATTGCAAAATTTCATTAAAGATGTTTTTGAAACGATTACTGGTTCAAAAGAAATTACGGGTGACGAAAAAAAGGAACAATGACAGTCTCAGAAGCTCGTTCTGAATTTCTAGACTTTGTAAAAACGCTAGTATCTACTGGTTCATATACTTTAGCAGATATCCTTAGTAATGATTTTTCTACAGTTGTTTCTGTGGTTGGTGCAAAAATTATATCAAATGATGGTAGCGTAGATGAGCCTAAACGAGAAAAAGTATTATCACTCTGGGAATTTGGGCAGTCATTAAAATAAAAATAGCTCTTAAGAGCTATTTTTTAGTTTCGTTTCAGGTAACGCTTGCAATATGTTATTTTAAAAAGGTATAATTAATTATAAAATATAGGAGAAATTTATGAAAAAACTATCAATTTTTTTATTCAGCTTTGGTATTTTGTTATTGACTTTGTCAGCGTGTGGCAATGTAAAAAACAATAAAAACGAATATTCTGATAAAGCATTTATGTCCGATTTGGCTCTGGGGTTAGAAAATAGATGGAGCGATGGCGATAAATTAGATAAAATAAAAGATCCAAGTACTTCCCAAACTAAAGAGTACTATAATAAATTTGTGAATGATGAATTGAATGCTATAAGTTCGTATAAAGACAAAAAATTCAAAGATTCAAAGTTACAAGCGTTGGCTATTCAGTACATTAATGCTTTAAAGGATTCTAAAAAAGCAATAAATTCATTGGATACTATGGATGGTATGAAAAAATGGAGTGATGCTTACAATACAAGAACTAAATTACTAGTAGAATTAAAGAATGATTATAATTTAAAAGTGAATAGTAAATATAATTCATATCTTGAAGATTTAGAAAAAGATGGACAAGAGGCTGTTAAAAATGATGAAGTTAAAGAAAAAATAACTGCCCTAGTAAATGGAATAGTATTTAAATATAAACCTGAAGAATATGATGATACCTATAAAAAATACGAAGCAACTGTTGAGAATACTACCGGTTCTGACATCTCTAACTTTAATGGGCAAGTAAATCTAGTTGATTCAACCGGAGTTACAGTAGGAGATGCGTATGTTTCAGCACAGAATTGGAAAGCCGGCTCTAAAGTATTGTTTGAATTTACAACAGATAAAACATTTGATAAAACTGTGATTACTCCAGATTATACATTAGCTGATCAATAAACATAAAGTTCTATTTGGAGTTTTTATATATATTTAACAAAAAAACGCTACTTTTTAAGGGCGTTTTTTGTTTATCCTTGAATTAACGATAAAAGTTCAAGGAGAAAGCGATGGCAGATACACCTTTAGGGAAAATGATAATTGAAATGGGGTTTGATGATTCCAGCTTTGCAAAGGGTATTACTGGAGTTAATAAGCAATTATCCGCCTTAAAAAATGATTTGAAAACTTCTCAAACATCATTTTCAACATTTGGAAAAGGTGTTGACGGAGTTAGAAGTCCGATGGAAGTTCTAACTAAATCCATTGAGACGCAAAAAAGGCAATTAGATTTACTAAAAAAATCTTACAATGGTTCACTAATTGACGGAAAAGCAAGCTCTAGCACTCAAAAATATGCGACTGACATTTCAAGAGCAAGCGCTCAGATGGCTCAATTTAAATCACAGTTAAAGTTAGCAGCGATTGAGCAATATAAACAAACCTCTATCTTACCTAAAATGTCTTCAGGGCTAGGAAAAGTAAGCTCAGGTTTAAATTCAATTGCTTCAAAAGCTATGCCTGCTTCAATTGCTATAACTGCAACATTTGCGAAAGGAATTCAAGCAGCAACTAATTTCAATGGTAAGATGACTGAAATCCAAGCTTTGTTATCAGATGGAACATCAGCAAGTGTTCTTTCTAAGCAAATGGATACTTTATCAGATAAATCTAAACAATGGGCTAGACAATACGGTATCGATACCTCATCTATCAATGATGGTATGGAAGAAATGATTAAGCGTGGTTATGATTTCAATCAAACCGTTGGGGCCATGCCTGCGGTATTAGATGCTTCAAGAGCCTCAGGGGAAGATTTCGGAACAGTAATGTCTGCATCAACTGCTATTCTTGAACAGTTTGGTTTAAAGACTGAAGATACAGCATCCATGATGAAAAATACCCAACGTGTAACGGATAGTTTGACATTTGTAGCCAATAAAACTTCTGCAGGATTTGAAGACATGGGAATAGCGATGGAATATGTCGGACCCGTTGCTCACTCCTTAGGTATGAATGTTGAACAAACCGCTGCTGCAGTAGGATTGCTTTCAAATAATGGTATCGAAGGAGAAAAAGCTGGTACATCACTTCGTGGCGCTCTATCTCGCTTGTTAAAACCTACTAAACAATCTTCGGCAGCTTTTGAAGAACTTGGCATTAATATCGATGAGTGGAAAAAAGGGAATATCGGTTTACCTGATATGCTCGATACCATCAAAAAACATACCGAAGGTATGACAGATGCTGAAAAAAGTTCACTGGTTGCAAAAGCGTTTGGTGTAGAAGCTCAAACAGGTATGAACGTGCTGATTAACCAAGGCGGAGATGCATTACGCAACTTAACCAAAGAAACTCAAAATGCAACTGGTTATACTAAAAAGCTCGCAGACCAAATGAACAATTCTGATAAGAATGCTTTTAATAAAGCTAAAGCGACTTTGGAAGTGTTATCCATTGATTTAGGTCAAAAACTCTTACCTTCAATCATTCCAGTTGTTAAAGAAATAGATAATTTGGCAGGCTCATTTTCAAAACTAAGCCCAGAAACTCAACAATTCATCATAAAAATGGCAATAGCAGCGGCCGCAGTTGCTCCAACAGCGAAAGCTTTGAGTGGATTGACAAGTATTATTTCGGGAGTTACTGGAGGTTTGGCAAGAATCGGAGCAAAAGGAGCAGGCGAACTCGCACTTAGAGGAATTGCTACAGAAGCAGGAGGTGCAACTGCTGCGATAGCTGGAGGTGGTGGACTATCTGCTTCCTTAGCTGGAATCTCTCCAATATTAGCTGGTTTAAGTCCAGTGGCTGTGGGTGCATTAGGCGTAGCTGGTCTAGCGGGTTTAATTATCGGCGTAAGCAAAGCTGTAGATGAAGCAAAAGATAGAGTTAAGTTCTTTGGCCAAGTTGAAGTTCCAAAAGAAACTGTTGATAAAATAGATGATTTTAGGGATAGGATTGACAAAGCCAAGGTAGCAATGGAAGAGTTCGGTACCGGAAGCCAAAATTCAGCTCAAAAAGTTAAAGATGCTATCAATTCACTTTCCGAAGGAACAAAAGGTGATATTGACAAATCAACTAAAGAACTTGAAGATGCAATGAAACGAACGGGTTATACCGCTGACCAAATTGCTGAAATGAAAAAAAGGGGTGAAAGTGCTAAGTCTGTTGTAGAAGCTGCTGCAAATGATATTTCTCAAGTTTACATCAATGCCAATAAACGTGACGAAAAAAATAGAGCATTGACAGTTGATGAGCAAGCTCGTGTAAGTTCGAATATGAAAGTTATTTTTGAATCAGAAGCTGACGCACTTAAAATAACGGGTGATAAAAAGAATACTTTAATGAAGGCTCTCAATGGTGAGTTCAATAATATGTCTAAATCTCAAGCTCAACAAGTTATCAATGATATGAGCAGCATGAGAGAACAAGCAAATAAGGAATATGAGCAACAAATTGCAGACCAGAAAAAATTGCTTGACGGTAAAGTTATTACCCAAGATACTTATAACGAAAATATAGCCGCTGCCGAGCAAGAGCGAGTTGATAAATTAAGAAAATACGGAACAGCGGTTGCTCAAGCTGAAGAAGTTTTACGAGGTAATTTAAAACAGGGCGAAGCTGGATATGCAGAATGGCGAGACATGGCTGAAAAAACAGTAGCAGAATATACCGCTACAACAGGAGAAGGACTTGACGATCTTCTCGCAAAACTTGGCGATGTTAATAAGAAAACTGCCGATTCTGGTAATGTTTTAGCCAAATATGCCGTAGGGATGTCAAACGACACTAAAAAAGCAAATGATGCTTGGAATACTATGATTTTTGATCCTAAAACAGGGGAAATTAAAACAAATATTCCAGAAGCAATCGCAGAAGCTCTCAAGGGTAAAGATGGTTGGGATAATATGCAGTTCATCTTGAAGAACGCTAATTTAACAACGAATGCCAGATTTACAGTCGCAGAAGCTTTAATTGCAAGTGGGCAATGGGACCAGCTTTCTCCTGAACAAAAGAATTTGGTTGTCAACAATCAACAGGGGTTGCTTGCTATTGCTGATAGTAGACAAAACATGAAAATTTGGAATGAAATGCCAGATTCTGTTAAGAAAATCCTTGGTGATAATAAAGATTTCTTACAAAATAAAGAAACTGCCCAACAAGCTTTAACTGGTTGGAATACCCTTCCTGCTCAAACTAAAAAATTATTAGGTGATGATACCGACTTTTTGAGTAAAAAAGGAAACGCAGCTCAAGCATTAAATACTTGGAACTCTATGCCAGAAAATGTTAAAAAGCTTCTTGGTAATGATACTGATTTCCAAAACAAAAAAGGTGCAGCCGCAAGTGCGTTAAAAGCATGGGATGCAATGCCTGAGAATGTCAAGAAAATGCTCGCTAATAACTTTGATGTATTAGCTAAAAAAGAAGGGGCTACTAATGCAATTCTTCAATGGAATAATTTACCAACTAACATCAAAAAATTATTAGCAAGTAATCAAACATCAGAAGGGGTTAATTCAGCTAATGCATGGATAGAAAATAATTTCAAAGGTAAAACGGCAAATTTATTTGCTAATTCTCAACCAGCTGTTGATACTCTTAACTCTTTTCTGAATCTTCCGGCATCGAAGACTATTAACATGATTGTGAATACAACTAAAAATGCCCAAGGGACACCATACCATCCAGGCGGGCTTGCTATGGTTAATGACCAAAAAGGACCGACCTATAAGGAATTAATCAGCCTTCCTAATGGAGTAAGTTTTATTCCAGAAGGTCGAGATGTGACAATGCCACTGCCTAAAGGAACGAAAATTTTGAAAGCTAGTAAAACAGCACAGCTTATCCCTAAATATGCCGATGGGACTGGTAGTATTCCAGCTAATGCAAAAATATTTAGAGATATGAGAGCAGTTCAACAGCAATTAGTAGTTAATGCTCCAGTTGTTGATAATACTGGACTGTTGAGTTCTATTTTGAAAGCTATTCTAGATAGTGGGACTAATAATGATGTTATTAAAGCAATTCAATCTTTAGCAAACCGCCCGGTCAATGCAGTATTTGATAAAAATGAGGCTGCAAGAGCGCTAACACCGTCGATTACAAAGCAACAGTCTATTAACCAATCAATCGATAATATCGTAAACGGAAGGAGGAACTAATGAGCAAAGTTATTAAAGTTACTTATGGAGATAACATTCTTTCAGATTTATTCGAAAGTGTAACTAACATAAAACGTGACATCGGCTCAGGCTGGAATAATAATACGCAAGCTAAAAAAGAAGGAGTTGATGTCATCTCATCATCTCGTGGGCCAAGAAATATCTCTTTTGATTATTTGATAAAAGGAACATTTTTTAGTGAGATAAATGCAAACAAGCAAAAGTTAGCAAGTTATATTAATTCAGAAGATACCTTAGGCTTAGTTTTTGAAGATGAGCCAAATAAAGTCTGGTATGCATTGCCAGATGGAGAACAATCCTATGAACCAGAATCAAATAAAGGAACACTAACCTTTTTAGTTCCTTCTGGTCACGCAGTTTCAAGTTTTACAAATGTCCTTAATTTATCCAACTCTGGTGGAGCAAACGGAACAATTACTCCTAGCACAGTTGATGGTTCAGTAACAGCGGTTATTAAAAATAAAGGTACGCTTCCGGCTTGGTTACGTTTTAAAATTAAATGTAGTCAAGAAAATGGATATATCGGTATTGCAAGTCCAACTGGAGCATTTGAAATGGGGAATATCCAAGAAGCAGATGGAGTTATAAAACCCGAAAGTGAATATTTTTATAATAGTGAAAACAATGCTCCGTTTTCAAATTTTACCGATGCAGTTGGGGTCGCCAACCCTCAAAATAATTTGCTAGCAACGAACGGAAAGCTTGAATTTCAAACTGATGGGTTGAGATTAAAAGATAAAGGAACTGTTGGTTCTAATCAAGGAGTTGCTGGCGGAATGAAAGTTATGACCTTACCAGCAGATTCAAACGGTCATGTTGGAGCAGCTAATTTCTATTCATATTTTAATATCTTTGCTTGGGCTGGTGCATTTGGCCAGACTGGGGTTCTACAAGTTCTATTCACAGATATTAATGATAAATTAGTTGCAGGATATGGAATTACTAAAGGGGACATGAGTGGTAATAATGCCTCTATGAAATGTTGGGTCGGTGGAAATAAACCACGGGAATATGCCAGCAACAACTTCATCTCTAATAATGGCGAAGGTAACGGGGCTGGTAATATGAACAATACTAGTTTTAATGAAAAAACTGGCCATTCTGATTTTGTTAAAACAGGGAGTCAATTAAAATTTTATTGGAAAGGATCACGAATTGAAGCAATCATTCCAGAATTAGAAACTGTAGAAATTGCTAAAGTCTATATTTATATCGGGCAATATGTTCAATCAAATAAATTCATGACTAACTTATCATTGAGAAATATCTGGTTTAGAAAAGATAATGTGGATGTTTGGCATGATATTCCTAATCGTTATGCAGTCAATTATGATATTGATGTAGATATGGGGAAAGGTCAGATTTTATTAAATGGTATTTCTTCATTAACAGAAATGATTAATGGATCAAACTTTTTTATGATTCCGCCAGGAGAAACAACAATTGTCACGACTCCTTCAAATTGGGTTAATCATCCGCTTGAAATTGAATATAGTTGGGAGGAGAACTATTTATAGTGTTAATTAATATTTTAGATGTAAATTTACAAAAAGTTGCATTTTTGAGTAATGATGTTCCTGGACTTCCAAGTTATTATGATGATGAGTTTCATGAATATCGTGATCAGGGAGCCGCTACTTTCAAATTTACAGTAAAGAAAGTTATCAATAACAAGCTACAATCGTATGCTAGATTCTTAAACGGACAGGCATATTTTAGTTTTCAAATTGATGGGAATGATTATTTGATGACTCCTGCTTCTGAACAAGCAATCCACGAAACAAGTGAAGAAATTTCATTCTTTTGTGTCTCTCTTGATAGAGAACTGATGAGTGAACAAGCTAACTCTCTTGTTAATACATCAAGTCATAATATTCAGTGGTATTTTGACCAAATGGGATTAATATCAAACGCTCAAATTACAATCGGAATCAATGAAGTTTCTAATCTGACACGAACCATTAACTATGATGGACAAGAGACAAAATTGGCACGTCTAATTTCTGTTATTGGAAACTTTGATGCAGAATTTGAATTTATTACTAAGCTTAATAATGATGGTTCTCTCAATTCTGTTACACTCAATATTTATAAAGAAAATGATGGATTGAACATACAGGGTGTAGGTAAAAAAAGAGATGATGTTCGTCTAATATTTGGGGAAAACATTCAAGCAGTAGAACGTGATGTTAGTACAGAAGGCTTTTTAAATGCAACAACTGTAACTGGGGCAGACAATTTAAGTTGGAAAAGTGCTTCATTCAGTTATACAAATGCTGACGGAGTGGAAGAATTTTATAAAAGAGCAGGAGATAATACGGCGTATGCACCCCTCTCAGCTAAAATATATCCTGCACAATTATCAAAAGAAAAAGACGATATTTGGACGCGAATAGATTTTACTACTGAATACAAAAATGTAAATGATATGTGGGCTTATGCGGTGCGCCAATTTAAGCAATATGCTTACCATCAAATTAGTTATACTGTGACTCCATCATCAAAACTAGTAAATGCAGAAATTGGAGATGGCCCCCCACTTGCAAAAGGCGATACGGTCATCATACAAGATAATAATTATATTGACACTGATGGCAATGTAGGACTATTATTATCTGCTAGGGTTTCAGAAAAAATAGTATCTGAAACCCATCCTGAAAATAATAAACTTATTTTTTCAAATTATAAGAAGCTAAAGAATGAAGTCTCCACAGATATTCAAGCCATCGTTAATCAGTTAGTCGATGCAGCTACTCCATATATTGGTAGTATCAGCACAACTAATGGTGTTCAGTTCAAAAACGGTACTGGCTCAACAACTTTATCAGCTCATATTTTCAAAGGCTCTGCAACGACTGAAACAAACGTAGACAGCTATGAATGGTCGAAAGATGGAACAGTTGTTGCGAATGCTCAGACTATCACAGTTGATGCAAGCGGAGTTGCGGATAAAGCAGTTTATAGCTTTAAAGCGACAGTTGCAGGCAAAGTAGTAGCTAGTCAGTCGGTGACTATCACTAATGTTAACGACGGTAAGGGCGGTGCTGATGGAAAGACATCATACACTCACGTAGCTTGGGCCAACAGCGCAGACGGAACGGACGGTTTCACGACTATTTATCCGAATTTGAATTTATTAGATGGAACTTCTTCGGGTTTAAAAAATGTATCTGCTAATGGTTGGGGGACTCCAAATTCATTAGCAACTAACACTATAGATTTTATAACAGGACAATCATACACATACAGTGCATGGATTCAAGATTGTGATGTTGACACACGTGCAGTAATTTATCTTTTTAATTCAACAGGATATACTCCATATCTTGGTAATACCATTAAAGCGGGAGACTCTGGTTTTTCTTCCGTATCATTTGCAGTCTCTGTTGATATTACTAGATATGAAGCATCTATTGGATTTATGGAAAGTCAAGCAAGCTACCATAATCTAAGTTATTCTAGGTTGAAATTAGAACTAGGTTCAACCGCCACTCCATATATGCCCTCATCTAGCGAAGTCACAACTGCTGACTGGCCGAAGTATCGCGGGGAGTATTCAGATTTCACATCTATAGCATCCACAGACCCTGTTAAATATGCACCTTGGACTGTATTTAAGGGAAATGATGGCGTTGGTATCAAAACAACTGACATCACTTATGCTATTTCAACAAGCGGAACGACAGCACCAACTACTGGCTGGACGAGTTCAGTTCCCAGTCTTGTAAAAGGCCAATATCTCTGGACGAAAACGGTCTGGACATACACGGATAACTCATCAGAAACAGGTTACTCAGTAACTTATATTTCTAAAGATGGAAATAACGGTAATGATGGGATTGCTGGTAAAGATGGTGTTAGTATTCTGACTACGACCATTACTTATGCAGGCTCAACAAGTGGAACAACGGCACCGACTAGCGGTTGGTCTACCACAGTTCCGACAGTTGCAGCAGGTAGTTATCTGTGGACTAAGACTGTTTGGGCTTATACGGATAATACCAGCGAAACAGGGTATTCAGTCGCCAAAATGGGAAGCGATGGAGCAACAGGGCCGCAAGGTCCTCAGGGGAAAACTGGACCACAAGGCCCAACTGGCCCTGCTGGAAGTGACGGTGACCCAGGTTCGCCCGGAGCACCAGGAACAAGCGCGATAAATATCGATCTATCTAATAAATCATATAACTTCCTTGCAAATCTTGAAGTATCAGACTCAGGATCAGTCATGCAAGCAGTGGCAGGAAGTACTACCACGACATTTACAGCGCTTCAAGGAACGGCAGCAATTAATATCACTGCGTTGACCTGTACGACAACATTGCCAACAGGGATGACCGTTTCTATTGGTACTTTAAATGCACTGTCAGTAGTTGTTACTATTTCTGTTGATAATACCATGATTACGCCAAATGGAATACTTAACTTTTTAATAACAGCAGGAGGAGTTACAACAACAAAAAGTTTTAGTTATTCTCTTGCGATTAATGATTTAACAGTAATTAATTTAGCAGCTATTAATTCTAATCTTGGTAATGTTAAAAACATCTACTATAACTATAACGGTTCGGATGGTGGAACATATAGTGGGACAATAGAAATTAATGATGAAAATATTAAAATTACTGCGACTAATGATAATGATAGTAATGAAGTTTCTAAAACACAAATGAATGGTGAAAATGGAATATGGCATAGCACTAAACTACAAAAAACAAATTCACCAGGGGTATATGTTTTAAGTAATTGGTCACTTACTGGAACAACTTTAAGCTTTGAAAGCCAACAATCTGATTTAACTTATCCAAATGGATATTATTATGCTTCGTATGGTATTGATATTCATGCAAGAAATATCGTTGGCGACAGTATTTCTCAAACAACTGATGTTCCTTGGACAATCTTATCGCCATTAGGTGGGTTTAGTGGTGGGTTAATTCGGTTCGCTGTTAAAAATGGTGTTGCTCATTTTTCATTAGCCGGTCTAAGTTGTCCGCCAATGACTGCTGGCAGCTGGATAAAGTGTGCTCAATTGCCAACCGGTAGCATTGCAATACCTTCTGAAAACCAACCAACTGCCGCTTTCGCGAATGCTACTGTTTGGGGATTTTACGTTTCGAAAAGCGGAGGTTTATATCTTCAATCTACCTCTAATTCACCAGCTTTAAATGGCTTAGTCAACGCATCAAATAGTTTCCCAATAGGATAGGAGAAAAAATGAAAAAAGTAAATCAGACAAATATAACAACTGACATCTCTGTTGATGATAAAAAAGTGGGGGATTTTACTCTCACCACTTTTGATAACGGAACGATGACTGCAAGTTTTAAAATTGATGACCCTACGACATTTCACAGCACGCCTGAAGCATCTCAAGATTTAGCTAATTTAGTCAATGATTCAATCAGTCAATCTAAGGCTTTAACAACAATAAAAGCTAATTAGAAAGTTGGTCATATGCACTTAGAGACAATAGCTACAGTTCTTTCAATCATAGGAGTTAGCGTTATTGGTGGACTTAGCTTTTTAATTAAGTTGCTTAAAGATTCTATCATGACACCTATCAACCACTCTATTGATACATTGAATGTAACAATAAAGGGGTTGAGAGAAGATTTGAATGAATCAAACGTAAGCAGAAAAGAACATGAAAAAAAACTGTTCGATAATTTAGACGAGCATACTAAACAGATTTACTTGCTCGACGGGCGAGTGAAAACCTTGGAAACAATTAACCAAATAGAAAAAGAGGAAAAATAAAATGGATCAAAATTTAATGACAATCTTTAGCGGTATTTTAACAGTAGTCGGCTCTGTAGTGTCTTACTTCATTTCACAGGCTGCTAAAAAACATAGCAATGTGAAAAACATTGATGCCTTGGCTAAACTAGCCAATCAAGCGGTAAGCTGGGCACAGAAAAACTTCAATGAGAATCCTGAAAAGTTATCTGAAGCCATTAACTACGTGACAGAAGAAGCTAAGAAACTTAAAATCAAGACTAATCCAGCTCAGATTGAAACTTCGCTCGCTCAATTGAAAAAGAATTTTACTTCTGACCCAGTTAAAACAGTTAAAGAGATTACTGAAAAAGCAGTCGAAGTTACCGACCAAGTTGCACAAGCTACTCAAAAGGCAGCTGATGTTATCTTCCCGATTGCGGAAGAAGTAGAAAAACCAGAGCCAACAGAACAAGGAGAATGATATGAACGGAATTGACATTTCCAGTTATCAAGCAGAATTGAATGCTGGAATTGTTCCCTCCGACTTTGTATTTATTAAAGCAACGGAGGGAACAAAATATATAAATCCAACTTGGAAAGAACAAGCTGGTCAAGTTACTCAAGCAAATAAGCTTCTAGGTTTCTACCATTTTGCCAGTATTGGAAATCCAATTGCGGAAGCAGACTTCTTTATTAGCGTTGTAAAAGACTATATTGGTAAAGCAGTTCTCGTCTTAGACTTTGAAGCTGGTGCAATTAATGCATGGGGAAATGTTGGTGCTCGTCAATTTTTGAATCGTGTAAAAGAAAAAACTGGCATCAATCCAATGATTTACATGTCAGCAGAAGTTACTCGTCAGTTTAACTGGAGTACTATTTCAACTAGTAATGCTTTATGGGTTGCACAGTATGCTTCTATGAGTCCTACTGGTTATCAGTCCGCTCCTTGGGCAGACGGAAAAGGATATGGTGCTTGGAGTTCAGCAGCAATCCACCAGTACAGCTCGTCAGGTTCATTAGCAAACTGGGATGGGCACTTAGATTTAAACTTGGCTTACATCAATTCCACACAATGGAAAACATTGGCAGGAGGTGGAAGCGCAAGCAATTCAACTCCAACTCTAACCAATAGCACTAAAAAAAATATAGAAAACGAGGATAACGAAATGTTCTTTATTCAAACAGTCGATACCAAAAGAATTTATCAAATCAATGCAGGAATGTACTCTTTAATTAGCAACTCTGGAATGTGGGCCAATTATTATAAAGCCTTTCCTAATACGCCAGTCATTCCACTCTATCAATCAGAGCTTGAAAAAATGTATCGTAAAAATGTGTAAATTAAAACCCTGACTTCGGTCAGGGCTTTTTTTGTTTTTCAGAATATGATATACTTTTTAATAAAACTAAAAGCGGTGGTAGTTATATGGAATTTGAAGGAACTTGGCTTGTTGTTATTATACTAAGTATTGAGGTTTTAGCTTTCGGCGAATTTGAGCAGTCTGATCAAATTCTTTTGATAGGGGGAATTTCTTTTATATTATCTACACTATTCGAAGCTTCTATTTTAATTAGACACTTTATTAAAAAACAAACTAAAGTATAACCCCGCTTCGGCGGGCGTTTTTTGTTATAATTATATTTATTAGTTATTCTTAAAGAAATGGGGTGAAGAATTTGTCAAGGTATGAGATTTATATTCCTGAAAGGTTAGATGGTGATTACATTAATATACTAAAACTATTTCAAGAACTTTCAAATATTGATAATAAGTTAGAAAACGGTGATAAAATCATCTTTAACTTTGAAAATACTAGGTGGATAGATGCTGAAATGACAACCTTTCTAGCAATGATTTTCGATCATGTTGTTCGAAACGGAGTTAAGGTGTATGCTAATCTTAATAATATGTCTGTAAAAACAAAGGAACTTTTATTAAAAAATGGTTTTCTTACATACTTTGGAATTCAAAATAGAATAGAAGATACTTATAATACTACTATTAGATTTTTTAAATCTAATGTTAATAACGAAGGTAAAATAGATAAATATATTTATGAAGAACTTTTTAGTTCAATAAGCCAAAAAACGAGCCCTGAATTTTTGAATGAAATATATGAAAATTTGTGGGAAATTATCCACAATGTAATTGATCATTCTAAATCTAGTTACTTATATATGTGTGGACAGCATTATCCTCGGAAACCTTTTGGTACTAAAAACGGTATGGTCTCTTTTGCAATTTCAGATATTGGGATTGGACTACTTGAAAATATAAAAAGTAAGATAAAAATCAAAGAAGATAGGGAAGCATTTAAATGGGCTTTCGAAGAGGGAACCACAACAAAGGAAAAATTTGATGGAGGACTCGGATTATTTGAAATTAAAGATAAGTTAAGTAATAAAGGAAGGGTATTGGTTGTTGCTAATCAGGGATATTATAAAATTTCAAAAACTGGTGTTGAAACCTTTAAACCTTTCCCGTTTGATATTCCAGGGACTCTAGTTGTGATTACACTTTTCTTGGATGAATGCCTGAAAACTTCGAATGAAAGTGATATAATTGAAAAAGGTAGTAAATTAATTAAAGAAGATGACTTTTTTGATTTATTTATTTAAGGAGAAAAAATGTTAAACGTTTTAGTAAAGGAAATAATTCATAGTGAAACAGCGGTTACATCTGTTAAAGCGGAATTAGTCTTTAAGGTATTAAAGACTAATATTAAAAATAGAGAAATCAGTGTATTAGATTTCACTGGTGTTAAGTCTTTAACCACTGCCTTTTTAAACATTGCTATAGGCCAGTTATATGATTTAGAAAGCCCAGATGAACTTACCAAGATGGTCAAGATAAGAAGAGACAGTGTAAGTGACGAACATATGAAAAAAATTATTCGAGTTCTAAGCAACAGTAAAGAAAAAAGAGAAGTTGCGAGGAAAAATATTGAAGAGGTCTTAGATGGCGAATAAGATTGATTTGGGCGGTGTTGAATCATTTAACCAAAAAGAAAAATTTTTGATAGATACAAATATTTTATTAAAAATACTTATTTATCCAAGTTTATTTAAAGGTGAAACAAATCCATATGATACTTTTTGGGAAGAAGCTATAGACAAAAATTTGAGATTGTTTGTAACTCCATTGACTATCTCTGAATTTGTTAACGTTATCTGTAGGGAGAACTACAAGACTTATATGGAATTAAATGAACTTAGTTCATCTTACTATGGATTTAAACATGATTATCAAGAGAGCGTGGGTTTCAGAGAAGTATACGAAGATTGCTTGAACGCTGTAAATGATGATATTTTACCTCATGTAGAAGTTATAAATGCTGATAAAAAAATATTAACATCTTTATCTAAAAACAGCAATCTGATGAAAGATTATAATGATTTAATATATTATTCACTCGCTTTAAATGAAGGATTATCTATAATTACACATGATAGTGATTTTTTACAAATTAAAGAAGATATAAAAATTTATACATACCTTTGATTCTTCGCCCTCCGGGGCGTTTTTCTTTTACAACAAAAAAACAGGGATTGATCCTGTCTTCTAATATTGTTTTTTAACAAACTCCACTGCATCAGTAGAGCCTAATGTGCCATCTTTACTTACTTGTTGAAATTTTATATGGGTCTTATCAATTGGAGTGATATGAAATTCAGTGCCCTTCTTATCAATAAGTAGAATTTCTTTACTATCTTTATCATCTATATATTCTTGTGAACATTTAGCGATAGGATGCTCTCCATCTCTAATTTCCCAGTCATTTTCATCTTGTTTAATGATAGTGTAAGTTACATTCCAGTCCTTACTATACCAGTCGCCTTGTAACCAATCCGAACTATCTTCTCTAGTTTGACAGCCACTCAATACGATTAAACTAAAACCTAAAGCTAAAATTGTAAATAATATTTTTTTCAT